TGGTAGATCCGGATCATTGATCTGTTCACACGGACAGTCCTTCAGATATTTGTTTGATCCGTTCTTGGATGGCCATTCCTTAAATTTGAAATTTTCACAACCGAATCCGAAGACTCGATCCCAACTGCGGTATTTTTCAGTCTTCATCATTTTCTTCGATCGCTTTCTGATATCGATTAATGAAATACATTTTAGAGTAATGCTCGATATGTTCCCATACATCGTATTCATCAATGCCAAGCTCTTCGCTTATGTTTTTGGCAAATTCATTCAGTCTCGGATTGATGACCTCCATAGCTTTCAGTACATCGGCCATGTTTGACACAGGATCATGGTAATCCATCTTAATTGAATCTCTGTGCCAAATGATGCGCTTGGTCTGGAACTCTTCGCCTTTGATAAAATCCATGTCCACCTGGACAAAATCTTCTTCCGGTTCTGTCAGCCAGTAGTCTTCGAGGATCTCCATAATTCTGTTGTATTGCCATGTATTAGTCCAAAATTTCTTTGTTGTCATTTTTGCTTTTCCCCCTTTGTTGTCACAACCTTTTAGTCGCGTACAGGGAAAGATGTTGACGAGCGCCTGTTAAGCAGGCTCGTCAATCATCCCCTTAGCGACAGATCAGACATTCGTTTGTTTGTTTGTTTGTCGTATCTCTTTATATAGGGTTTCGACAAACAAACTCAGTTTGTCGACGAAACCTATAGGGTTTCGACAAACAAATGTCAATCTTCTTCAATTTTCCCCCAAAATCCACGTTTTACCTGCTCATAACCTGCCTCTTTAAGGCGGTCATACAGGGTTGATCTGCTCAGCGGATTCGGTGAAGATTCGTTTGTTTTCGTCAGATCTGAAGACTTAAAGCACTGTCTTCCGTTCACATCATATAGATCGCACTGAGCAATCAGATCTTCAATCTCGCCCTTCTGATCACGCAAGACCATCTTTGATCTCTTGTTATTTTCACTAGACAACAGCTCACACTCTGCCAGTCTGCCATCATAATCCACAGTATGGATCGGCCAGTTAAAGAACAGATCCACAGGCTGAATTGCTTTGAACTCTCTTAGCGTTGACTCCACTCTCCATGCAGTCCAGTCTTTCTCCGACTCTATTCCAGGACACCAGTCCAGTTGCGTCATCGTCAGAATTGCATCCGGATCTCTGGCAAACGTGCCGGCACCTGCTGCTCTGTCGATGATGGATTTGGATGCTGATGAGCCTTTTGCAAAGTGATGAGCGTAGATGACTGCTGCGCCGGTCTCTTCTGCGATCTTGTCAAATTTGGCGACCACTCGTGCCACGTCGCCGTTCGAGTTCTCATCGCCTTCCAGAACCTTGTAGAGCGGATCGATCATGACTGCAAGATATCCCTGATCTTTCATCCGGTTGATGACGAACGGAGCTAATTCGGAGATGGTCTTGTCTGCGCCTCTGAGATTCCAGATGTCAATGTTCTCGACATGGTTGCCGACATCCATTCCCATCCGCTTGTAAATGTCTTTGAATCTGTTTTCAAAAGAGTCCTTGTCCAATTCCATGTTGATGTACAACACTTTGCCCTTCTTGCACCGATGCCCGATCCAGTTCATCCCTTCAGCGATCGCCATTGCCAGCTCCATCAGAATGAATGTCTTTCCGGCTTTTGATGTCGATGCGATGATCATCTTGTGACTGATTCTGAGAATGCCCTCAATCAGCTCAGGCTTCAGTGGTGGCATGTTGTCCCAGATGTCTCTCAGATTGATGATATCCGGAAGTCCGTCATTCTTTGCGGAAATCCATTCCTTCCATTCCTGGAAGGAAGACATTCCGATGTTGGTCTTAATTAAGAATTGTTTGTGTTCTCCTCTGTAGACACCTGGTAGCCGTGACAGTCGTGACGGATTGATGTTCGCCGAGTCAATCTCGAGTCCTGCTTCTTTCAGCATGTTTCTGATGAAATTGAAATTGAATCGGTATTCACGCTCAGACATGGCATTCACAGGAACTATCGCATGGACCGACTTGCCCCCGGAATAAACCAGAGCCTTGATCGGTATCCGCACCTGTTCCAGTTTGGTGATCTGCTCATCAATCGGCAAGTTGTCACATTCAACTAATAAGTTGTTGTATGATGTGACATTCTTGTCCTCGATGCCATGGCCATCCAGTGGATTGATCCGGATCCATGCACCGCCATTGCGGTTGTATGAGCCAAATACATGCTCGATCGGATCTCCACCATTCAACATGTCAATCAGCTGACCGACATTGTTTGTGTATGAGCCTTTGCCAAACGGAACAAACTTGCCTTTGGCATTCTGTGTGGAGCCCATCGTGTAGCCGATGATATCGGACGGATCAAACATCACCTCGAGATACTTAACAAGATCTTGCTCGGGCTTCCATGATGCCGGTTCTTGAAATGCAGGTGTGGTATTTGGCACAATATCATCGCTCAAGAAAGTGAATGTCTTCTTGTATTTGTCAGTGCCGGTCATCAGCACTCTGATTTTCGGCTCTGGAGACCATCCTCTTTCTTTCGCCATCTGCACAAGTGTTCCGCCTGTGATGTCGTGTCTGTGGAAAGTATCCCATTTGATATCGCATGTGGCATCGTCATATCGCTCTGCATCGCTTCTCGACCATTTCTTCCATACTTCGATGTCGCATCCCTCTTCCTTGAGAGCCATGCCCACATTGAGCCATTCCTGGTATGAGAGACTCGCAGGGTCGATGTATTCCAGTAATTCGTCAATCTCCTTCATCTTGCCACCCTATTTTTACATCGACTCTGGGCTGTAATCCGTAAACCTTGCGGACGATCAGCTTGGTGACCTGTGAGTCATCGCCGTAAGCCATGCCGTTCAGAGAGTCGCAGATGATCTTTGCGATGTTGTCTAGATCGGGCTTCTTTGTGGGATTCACGATGCCCATCTGCATGTCCAGTGATTTCTTCTTTGATGCCGATTTAGGTATCTTGTAAATTGCGGTAATATCCACATAGACCTCGCAGTCAAGTGGTTCAAAATCTGTATATGCCTCTGCAAAGCATACTTTGACCAGATTTTCATAATTAGCAGTATCGTGCGGTGTATACGCATGGCCGGAACGGCCTAATCTAGGCCGTCCCTTGCCTTTGGGTTCACCGGGAACAGTGAAGGCAATTACCATTCCGTATCGCTCCAGCTCTTTTTTGCTTTCTTCTTTGGTGCCTGGAAACGGCTGACACGGTTATACATGTTGCCATTGTATTCACGCTGTTCTGTTTTCACGATTCCTGTTTTGCCGTTGATCTTCTCCCATTCCGGAGCAAATGTCTTCTGTCCATCCTTCAGCATGCCGATGGATTTGTAGAAAGCAGCGATCAAGCCTGCGCCTTCCTGGCAGATGTAGAAGTTCTGCTTCAAGAAAGCCCTGCCCTGATCTGTATCTACGTGAATGTTGACCGTAACCATCGGACATGCAGGAATCTTGGTGCCACCGTTGTAATCGCCATAATCTACTGAGTCGACCGTGAAGTCATACTCGCCCGGAGCAAGAAGCACATACTCCTGCTCAGGTACATCGAAAGTCATTGAATACTTACTGTTTGCCATTTGTTAATCCTCCAAATCTATAGGCTGCCTTTTTGTAATTATTGCTTTTTGAATTTTCTTGATGTTGTCGATCAGATAATCGATAAAGTCCGGATCATAATCCGAGATGCGTGTATCTTCGGAATAGATGCCTTTCTCGGCAACTAACGCTTTCAATTCCTCATCAGTGATACCGTTTGCATCCATGACTCGTTTGATCCTTCCGTACTCGGTAGTATTCAGAAGCGGATTATCATCATCCACAATGCCGGTATCCGGTGCCGTGATGTCAAAGTAAGCGCCATCCGCAGACATGACCGGATCTTCCGCTTTTGGCTTCTGTACAGGCTCTGTATCGGGATCAGTGACCTCCATTCCATAATATTCACGGATATGACCGTCTACGATCTTCAGATCATTCGGGATCAGATCCGATTCAAACATTCCAACAGGTGACTTGACTGTGTCCTGCCCTGAGTTGTGTGTGGTGAATGAGTAAACGCCATCCTCGACACTGGTTCGCAACACAATCGTGCACATACCTTCGAGTGAGATCTTCTCGTCAAGCATCTTGCCGATGGTCTTGGCTTTGGTCGTTGATCCATCTGCAGATGTTTCAGTATGCTGCAGGAAGTACACGATCACATCATTCGGAAGCTGACGACAGTAATTCATCAGATTCCAGAAGTTTTGCCCGATGTCGGTGAATTTCTGATATCCTGTCTCTTTTGCTCTTCTCATGAACTCGTTGGCCATGAGGTATTGTGCATCATCGATCACGATTGCCTGCTTTGATGTCTTCTTGAGAAAATTGCGGATCTTGGTGTAATCATCGGAATTGATGGTCTCAAATCCTTTGGATCTGAACGGCAATGGCTTGCCGATCACGTTAACCACTGCAAGATCTTCTTTTTTAAAGTTGCGGAGTGATGCAGATTTGCCTGTTCCGCTTTCGCCTAAAATCATTACCAGTATTGCCATATTATTTCATTCTGAGATATTCAGTCCTTTCTCCTAGCTCGGCAAAGTCCAAGACTTCGCCATCTTCCTCGATTGCTTTGCGGATCTTGTCTTTGTCCGGTTCATATTTAACCTTGCACCACTCATGCGGTACATCGCCATTGATCACCACCGGAGTTTTTCCGCCTGTTCGTGCAACTGTAAATTTGAAGTGTGGTGTGGTTATCTTTGTCTTGTCTGTCGCTTTCATCGTCTGCATGACCATATCCTTCATACGGTCGATTGCCTTGTCGGTGGTCTTCTTGCGATCCTGGAGCCGTTTGATCTCAGCATCCAGAGCATCAGACTCGGATTCAAAGTTGCGGATGATAAATCCATAATTTTCGATTTTGTGATCCAGTTCGTCTCCGATCGTTAACAGATCGACCGGATATTCTTCATCCCCTGCTTCCAGCAAGGCCTGTAATTGCAGGTATTGTCCTGTTAATTCGTATAAATTGCTCATTCGTTCCCTTTCTAATTTATGTATTTTGATTTAAGCGGCTTTCTTGCCTTTGCTCTCCTGTTCAAAAGCAAAAGAAGCGCACGTCCGTCTGTGTTTGGCATTAAAACATCAAAGTAATCAGAAAGAAAAAACTTTTCGATTCTTTTTGCTTCATACTGTCCTTCTTCTTTTCTTTTTTTCAGATCTAACATGTCCATAATGTTTTTACATTTTCGGATATTAATTGCTTCCTGCTGTCTGATGATCTTGTTCTCAATTTTACGAATGTATCTCCCCCCCCCGTAAGAAATCACAGCTTTGTATAATTGCTTTCTGTATTTCTTCAACGACAGATATCCATAAAGAGCAATGATTTTAGCATCAACATAATCAGCACATGCGACTTCAACAATGGCCGATGCCAGATTGTAATAATTCTCAATCGGAATTAATTCATTATTTTCAGTCATTCGTACTCTCCTAATAATTCATCCAACCACTCGCAGATCTCCTCACGATTCTCTGCAAGTGCATGCAATTCGTCATTGTCCAGAACTTTCAGCACGTTCTTTACCGTGATCTCAAGTACCTGTAAAGCTCTGGACTCGATCTTTTCTTTTTCCATTTCCAAATCTTCTTCCGTCTGGTATGCCGGATCGTACTTTGCATAGTGCGCCTCGGCGAGCGCATCGGTGTTAATTTCGTTCATGATCTGCCTCCAGTATCACCGCAGTGTCTTTCATCTTCTTGATCTCTTTCTCCATGTCCATCACCTTGCCCTCCAGATACGAGACGCGGGTGCCCATGTCTGCGATCTTCTGGCTGAGCATTAGCTGTCTCTCGTTGAGGTTCTCGTCCCACGATGTCATTCTTTCGAGGATGTCCGTGACGTGTTGGAGCGCCTTCTCGTGCCTGTAGCTGTTATATGCGATACAGCAGACGGTCATGCTGACGATCAGCACCGAGGCCGATAATATTGTCGTTACCATATCGATGCGAACTCCTCTCCGTCTTCCTTGACCATGATGATCGTGCTCATTTGATCACCTCCACACACTGATCTATGACATGTGTCACATCTTTTAAGATTTCCTCTGTTGTCCATCTCTTGCCGTTGTAATTTTCCCAACCAAGATGGTCACCATAGTGTGCGTAATCCCAACCGATCCACCAACCGCTCAGATGGTCTGCTTCGCATGTCAGATAGTTTCTGCTATAGGTAAGACCGCCATGCACTTCGATGTCGATGCTGGCATTCGACCAGTCTTTTTTGTAATACGGATGATTCCTAGGAATTTTCACATATGCCGTAGGATGTGTTCCCAAATCCATGATGCGATATTCAAATCCTCTGTACTCTCCCCTGAGAAGTTCCTTGTTGCATCTTGTGGCAACGTATGATGGCTGTTTGAACATCAGATGAACCTCCAGAACTTGAGCCAGAGATAGATCCCCATGCCTGCCCACATTGCGCACAGGAGCACAAAGCCCCAATCGATAGCCTTAATTTTTCTAAATACTTTCTCCATTTTCGTTTATCCTCTCTTTCTGGTATAATGGAGACGCTTATTTTTT